TTACCTGTCTGGATTAAATCTTGAATCGTAAGTCGCATACTGAGCCATCTGTGGCACACGCCTTTCAAAGCCTCTTGAAATACTAATTAAACACCGTTGCAACGTTCTTTCAAGGGCGGGTAGCATGTGTGACTCATAGTAGTCCTTCGGCCTCATCGAGTAATCAATTGCAAGTATTTCCATTTCGCATACATCGCCACCGTCATATTCACTATTAGCCCAGAACCAGGTGGCTGCTGTCAATGGCTCCTTCCTGGCATATGCCCATCTGATTGCGCTGGGGCCTCTGCCATGTGGCAAAGGTGAAGGATGAAATATTAAGGTTCCCTTTATGGGCTCCAGCAGCTCCCAGTCGGTTAACTTCTTAGTCAGAAGCGGCGCAACCGAAAGATCGCAGTAAAAGTATGAGTTGTCATGTACGGCATGGCCTAAACGCTTGATTAAGGCCTCAACCGTCCTATAAGCGAGTGTTTCGCGCTCGCCAAGTATCTTTATTACCATTTTATCCTCCTACATATTTAAACCCCTGTATGGCCCTGAAATGGCCCCCGAATCCGCCCGATTTCTTTTTCTCTCCTTTAGCCTCGGCGGCGGCTCCTAAAGTTTTTATTGATTTTGATTTGTTGTCAAATTTTAATGCTCCGCTTACCTGTACCCACTTATTTGATCGTCTCAACGCAAAGCACAGCTGCGGGTGCGAAGTGTGAAACAGCGTTGTGAACTTATGCCCGTTTCTGCCGTGTCCCTCCAGGTGCAATCGGCACACCTCATTCAGGAAGGCAGTTCCAACTCCTATCCCCTGCCACTCCGGCATAACCACCAGCCGGGTTGCCCGGTAGTGGCCGCCCTGAAACATTGGGCAGACTGCCAGGTGAGCAACCGGCTCATCGCCCACAAAGGCAATGAAGTATTGAGCCGCTACCGGGTAGGGAAGGTCTAAATAATAATGCGGCTTAAAATAGTTCCATTTCGTTCCCGGAACTCGGTAAATGTCGATTGTAATCTCTGGCCGTTGCCGAAGGCAGTCACGGCTGTAAAACCGCGCCTCCTTTGTATCGTAAATCCAATCCGGTTGCAACCACTCAATTATATCATAATGGCAACTTAATAGCACTGCCTTCTTACCGGTTCGCTTCCAGCTCTTGCCGAATGCCGCTGCACCTACTTTAGCGATTTGCCTGTCAATTACTGAGGTGAACTCATCAATAACAACGTGCTCCTCGCTATCGCACATCAGCCTTGCCAGTCCTGCCCTGAATTGCTCACCATTCGAAAGCACCCGGAACGGTCTTAGCCATGAAGGCACATCGCCGAGCCCTACAGATGCTAGAGATGCGGACACTTCATTAAAGTCCCCTTCAGGAAGGATCGCCTCAATTATCGGTTTATCTGCTGGCCAGCCCGAGTACAGATCATGAATTCCGGTACCGGGAAATATTGCGTTTCCCAGGCTTGTCTTTCCTGATCCTGACGGGCCAACTATCAGCCCGATGCTCCAGTTCATTTCCTCAATAGGAAGCTCTGCCGTATGCGACCAGGCATATCCCGTTTCGGCATTAAATAATGACTTCACTCTCTCCGCCCTGTACGTGTCATAATTGGCACAGGTATGGTTAATTTCAATTCTCATACTACAACTACTTTTAGTTTTAATCCTTTTTTCTGAAGCATCTCAAATAGCTTGATTTGCTCCTGCTCATCAGCGCACATTACCACAATACCATATTGCGGCTTGTAAGCGTAACTTTTCTTTTCAGTTTTTTTCATACTTTTGTCAAGTCTCAATTTTTACAAATAAAAAAGGTGCGCAAACACCACAAGGCTTAATTGGCCTTTGTCGTGGTGTTTGCGCACCTTTACTTTTTAGCCGCTTGAGACCGGCTACTGAGAGGCAGAGGCCTCTTTTTATTTAATGCTTCCTATAGATTACATCGTAAGTCAGAGTAAATCCGCCTGTATAGGACAGATAGTAAAGCCCGAGTTCAATCAAGTATTTTTTAAAGCTCTTTTTCCCGTCTAGAGGTATTACGATAGCCGTAAGCATAAGCAAGTTACGAGGTGTTCGCATGGCGTGAAAACCGTCAGTAGTCCAGCATAGAGCCGTAGAACTTAACGGAAACTTTTCGCCTTGCCTGTAGTCGCCGTTTTTATACTTATTCGGCCAACTGATTGCCGGATTCCAGAACTGCGGATTAGCTCGAGGAAAGACATACTGAAACTCGTCATAGTGATAGCGCAACGTTTCAGCCGTTCCGTCGAACGCACCGGCTGTAAACAAGAGTCCGGAGCGTAAGCCAATAGCCCGAATTTCTTGTTTACTGAACACCTGCGCGACGGCCAGCACAGGGAGTAATAGCAGGATGATAAAAAGCTTTTTCATGTTATGTAAGTGGGTCGATTAATGCGAATGTTCCATCAGCGTTCAAATACTGCATTTTAACAAATCCGCCCGTATCTAATATCATTCTCTTTGATACTGCTGTGTACACAAAAGCGGTTATCGGAGGTTGATACATATATATAGTTCCTTCAAGCAATTCGCATCCCGCCTCAACCGTAAGGTATTTCAGCCAGCTACCGATAACCCAATGTGTGATATGCGCGTTAATAACGCAGTCTCTAATACCCGTCATTATCGCGTGTCCTATATTATTCGAATTGAATTGATTACAAGTACATGAACCGAATATACAATTGTATATGCCGTTGAAAAGATTGTCTGATGTGTCAGCAAAGAATGTATTGTTATAGCCTTGTTTAACCATATTTCCTCTGAAATTGGTGCTGCACAGAAAATTATAACAACCTGATCCGAAAGTATTATTAAAGGTGTTTTTGATAAAGGTCATTGCGTGGCAACTAACCCCGAATGTGTTGCCAAAAGTGGTGTAAGACAGATTATCAAGTAGAACAATATTATTCAGTCTCTTGGCTCCCATAACTACAAACTTCTCAATCTTAATATCCATCATAACATCGCTAGACTCGCTAGCATATTGAATGCCTGAGCAGGTGTAATAATCCATGTATTGAGTAGAATCGATAGGAATATTTTTAAACACATCATATGCGCTTCCTATTATCATTGTTGTGTTGTATGCTGATATATAAGGAGTTTTCGTTGCAGTAAGCGCACCAACATAACAGATAGGAGTATAATTTTTTCCAGCGGAGGCAGGAACTGTCACCTCGCCTGTTACATTCATCAAGCAGATGTAAAGTATTGAATTGTGTATTACGAAATCATCTTGATTATATGTACCACCGCTTACCCATGTAGGGATTACAGATGTATTTACCCTCCACCTGCGAAATCTCACACTACGAAAATCGTAGTATGTTTCAACCCCATTAATATTCCTCCGATAAGTGATACTTCCGGGGCGGGGTGTTATACCGTCCTCGCACTTATCATCATTAATGTCGTAGTGTATAACATCTATCCCGTATACGCTTTCAACTCTTTCGTAAAAAGCTGTTTGGCTTGAAGCGGTAAGAATAAGTGGCTCACCATATTCGGCAGTTAGCACCTCTGGTAATATATTATTTCCATTCATCACATTGTGCTTTGTGATGAAGTCCGTAAGCTTATATTTACGACCCGCCTCTAATCCTGAGGCTAGCTGTAGCGCACGAAGTTCGGCGTGAGTCTTTTCAACCAGGAGAACACTAGGTGTCGCACCTGCGCCCGATCCCATATTAATATTCTTTACGGTATTAATCATCGCACATCATTTTTATTTTGTTAACAATACCTGCGGTTGCCGTTCCTTTTTTCAGCGATACCCGCAAAAACGCTCCTCTTACAACTCCGGCCAGGTTCCACTGGTGCGATGTTTGCCCAACTGCAAGCGTTTGCGGCGAATCGGGCACAAGGCCCCATTCTACTGAGTCTATGCTCTGATGCAGCTCAACAGATGCATCGGCGGCATTAAGTCCGGAAATCTCTGTGGTTATCATACACAGGTTGCCGGTTGCCTGCATTGCCTCAAAATCATGATCACCAGTGGCTATTGCGTAGGCTGGTGTTAATTGTTTGAATTTGCTCATTTTTTTATGCGTTATAAAGTGTAACTTACATTTTTGTTGAAGCGGAACATAATCACATTGTCACCGCTTGTGCTTGCACCGGAAATGGCTACTTCGCCATTAGCGCGGATTTCAAGAGGCACAATTGAACTCACATTTTTGTACCAGCCAATTACAGTGCTGGCTGGCCGGTGTTGGGTGGGTAGTATTGCTACAACTCCGGCTGCCACCGTTGCGGTAAACTGACACAATATCATAATATCGCCATGCTGGTTAGCAATTGCATACATGCCTGTACCCAGCGTTGCAGCATAACCCGCCTGTAGCGCAATAGCACCGTGACTTTGATTCAAAGCATACGAAACATCAGTTACAGGAGTAAGCCTTGTAAGCGATGATAGAAGTACATCTCCCAAAATTGGAGTAGCTGTATAAATAACTGTATACATTCGCTCTTCAATTACGTACTGAGGTATGCCGCCAACTGTGCGACTTGATGTCTCCGAAATTGTTAAGCGCAGGTAGATGCTCTTTGCAGCGTCGTAGGTGAATGATGTTTCCGGAACCCGACAAAGCTCAACCTGGTCGAAAACATAACCAGCTGGCACCGTTATTGGGTCAGCAGGATCGTGCAAAGCTGCAAAGTCGAATACAAGCCCGCCAACTATTACTGTATTGCCGAGTGAGGAGGCAGCAAGCATCTCGGCAATTGATACCAGCGCATTGTCCTGTATCACCTTGAAGTCTGTTGACCGGAATGGTTGCCCCCCGGCCAGAAATTTAATTTTTTTCATTGAAGTACGATTGTATATTGTTTGCCTGGGAGTTTATAAGCATTTAAAAGTTCACGCACGTAGTTTATTAATGGTGATGCCGAAGCCGGGAGAACTACTGTAAATTCATTCAACCCGAATTCCGCTTCAGTAAAAAATATCTGACCGGCGGTATCGCTGATAAAAAGATCACTTCCTGCTGGTTCAGCCTCGAGCCAGAGTGTCACTTCGAAAGCTTTCGGGTTTATCACCGCCTGAGGGGATATGTACATCTGGAGTAATTTTTCCAGGTTACACACCTGTCCGTTCATATATGACTGTAGCTGTGTTTCACCAGCAAATAACTCATGCCTTAAGCTCAGGTACTGAAGGTATGAAACCATTACCCGAAGCCACTTTGTAAACTTCACGGTAGGCCTTAATATAAAGCCTGTGTGAAACATTGCGATCCTATATAGCGAGATGTTACTCATATACATCGTGATAGGTAATTGTACAAGCGAGCCAATCGATTGACGCGAAACCGGACAGAGGTATCAGTGTCCAGGAGCCGGCGGCTCCCCAGGTGCCTTCGTCGACCTGAGCTGAGGTAAGTACTGCATTAGCGATGCCCGGCTGATTCATAATATCCTGCATCAATTGCAGGTAGTAAATTGTGCCGTTAAACTCAACTGAATTTATATAAGCGTTTGCCGGATCAGTAACTACATTTACGGCAGGGTCGGCTATAAGTGTATTATCAGCGTTTACAATATTTCTATTCCTGTAAATATCGGCTGAAAACCATGTGTTATTCACGCCATTGCTGATTACATCCAGGTTCACACCCGCATCTTTCCACCGTGCCCAAAACGATTTAAGCGCATCAAGCTCCTGAATTGTTAACGGAATGCGGGCAGCTTTCAGAACTTTAATTGTTACTCCGCCGCCTATATTCTCTATTGCCGCCGAGTACATGACAATTTGTGACAGTACATCAGTTGCCGCGTAGCCGAAATGATCGTTCAGCCAGGTAATTTCGTACCCATACTGAAACTTTTTACTTTCGGCTGCGTACCAGTTGAGCGTGTGCGGTTTATCAGCAGCAATTATTGCATTAATCTTAGCCTCATGAGCGTCCATATAGTTCTCAATAACCCATGATCCCACGGCCACGATCCACAGCCATAATCTCCAAATAGCCACTCTTGATGTGTTTCGCACGTCGTTCACCAGCTTTTTAGCTGTATCAACACTCTGAGCGTCGTTATTCACGTATACACCCAGTTCCGACATATTGCCTTTTACCTGGTTGAGAGCGTCGTATATTTCTGCGATTGTTCGTGCCATTATACTATTCCGGTTGAAGGTTCGATATTGTTCAGCACATAGTAATCAACTACCCGCTGCTTGTCTGCATTGTCCGGTAGAAATACCTCAGTGTCGGTGGGTATTGTTTGATCAACACTGATCGCCGGGTTTAAGGATAGAATTGTAAAAATCGAATCAACCCCACCCATATGCCTGATGGCGATGTCCCAGATGTTTTGACCCGACTTTGAATATACGCTACGCATGTTGTGCTTGTATGGTTAAGTTACCGTCATTCGTTTTCTTTAGTTGTGTGATCAGCAGTCCGTCCGACTTGAACTGCTGCCTGATCTTGCGCATTGCCTCTAGCTCTGATTCATCCAGGAGGAACATATCCAGTCCCACACCAACTACCGGCGATTGCTTCCACTCTCCTTCGCCAGTTGCAAGGAGCAATGCCTGCTGCTGGGTAATGGCATCACCAGTCACAAAGTCACCATCGCGCTCCAGGAGGTCGTAAGTTGAGTCGAGTAATATATCGCTGTGGTTTGTCATGATATTGTTCCTGTGCCGACTGATGTTGTTACTCCCGTTTGTGCCGCTGCTGTGCCGGTAGTTGCAACTGCTATCCCTGCAGGCACACTAACGGTACCCGTCTTAACGTAGGCGTCAATCAGGTCAGCTAAACCTGCCGCGAAATCGGCATAGGTACCCGCATTCGCTGCTGTGTTGTTCAGCAGGGCTTCGATACCTGTCTTGAGAGATGCTTTGTTAAGTGGCATTTAAGTCTATTTTAAAAGCAAATTAAAATTAGTTTCAAACTGAGTTACTGAAGCTAGAGTTGGAGGTAGCGGAGTTCCCGAAGGCCCAGCCGGTGTGCTTACGGTAAGTTGCTTTACGATATCGGCAACCGCCTGGAACAAATCCTTTAACCCTACCTGGTCGTTCTTTATATCCAGTTTTTTAGTTACACTGTCTATTTCAATCGTGAGGCCGTTTTCAACAAACTTTATCAAAGTGATTTTATCACAACTGATCACTTGTAGGTCGCGAAGCTTCCCTGAACTAAAGTCAGCCACGGTTACCATGCTTCCTACCATAGGCTTGAAAAGGATGTTACCGGCTTCCGTTGCCTGGCTGAACAGCCTAACCTTAGTCAGCTCCAGTTCTCCAAGCTTCACAGTGCAATCCGTGTCGGCTACTGCGGTTACTTCAGCTACAAAAGCAACATCACCGGGTTTATAGGTTCCGGCAATACGCTGTATCTGTTCCCTTATCTCTGCTATCCCGCCGTTCATATCTTCATTCCGATTTTGACCGTCCGCTCACCGCCCGATTTGCTTATTTTCGTTTCAACGGATAATACATAGTAGTCGCCGTTTTTAAATTCGTAGTCATCATCTTTCAGGCTTACTTTATCCCCGGCATCGCACCAGGGAATCAGCCAGCCGGTGAAGCTCCCGGAATACCCAGTATAGCTTTTTCGTTTAGCCACCTCTTCAGCTAACTTGGTGAGTGACCCTATGTCGCTCACTCCGTCACGCTTTATGGTTTCGCTGTCGCCGCCTTTTTTACCCGATGTTACCCGGATCACTTTGCCGTCAGCTCCTTTTCCTTCCACAGTTACTTCATAGGGCCGGTCTTCAGCAATCCGGTACTCCAGATCGCTTTTTTCAATATTAACCTGGAACGAATATTTTGCAGTGCCAAAAATCTCCTTGTACTGTGGATGAACGTGCAGAACTTTATCCTTCAGGTAAATGTTTGCCTTAGTTTCTTCCTGTATTTTCTTCAACACATCGTACCCGGTATTACCCCGGATCACGTATTTGTCGTAGGTAAATGAGTAGTCGCAGTTGACGCTGTAACCTCCTATTTCTGAGCATATATAACCGAGGATCTCTTTTACATCCGGCTTGGTAAATTCTTTGTCTTTTACCGGCTTCCTAAAATTATAAATACCGTCCTCACACTTCAGGGTGATGGCTCCGTCATCAGTGGCAATCGCCTCCAGGTAACCGGAGAACTCAGTTTCATTCTTACCGTCGTAACCAGCCATAATCGTAACTGCGTCACCTCTTTTTATTGATTTCTCAATTTCGATAGCTTTGTTAAAACACGAACCCGGAAGTAAAATTTCGGCAGTATCGCTCAATTGCTCAACCGAGCGCATGATCGTTGCGCTGTCGAGCATCATAAGCTTATACTTGCCTACTTTAATTTCCCAGGTTATGTCGAACATTAGCTTTCGATTAAGAGTTGAAACACGTCATCGGATGAGGCATCTATTTCAAAAGCCTGGTTTTCGCTGCCTTTTGTGTGTGGCAGGTTTAATTTTTCAAGTACGATCTGGTGAATATCGCGCTGGTTCAGATGATCACAAATCACTTCTACAGCTTTGTGCTGGGCGAAGAAAGCGCGCAGCTGATTTACTTCTGTTGGATATTCGCCATCCTTCGAAATGAACACACCTGAAATACTTATTTCTACATCATCCTCAGTCCATCGCTCTTTTACGGTACCACGGTTTTTACCTTTGGCAACTGTGCGCTTGGTGATGATGTTTTTAAAACTGAGGCTTATAATCGGATCGAGCGGGAAAGTGAAGTCCGAAAGTCCATCAGCCCGGAGGGTAAGCGGGAACTGATTGCCGGAAGCGTTATATCCGTCAACGTTCATTGTGCCCTTATCAATAATTACCACCGATTTGCCGCTGAAGACAAATGGAGGTAATGCAAATCCTATAACCGGGTTTCTGTCCATTATGCTGTACTTTGGGCCATACCAAGAACTCTGGACATGACGCTGATTACCACTTCTTCCAATTCACGTTCAGTTGTTTTCGTATCACCGTTCGAAACAAATGTTTCAATCATATTTTTAAAGGTGATCTGCACGGAGCTGTTGCGGGTTCCACCGGAGCTGATAGCATCGGTTACCTTTGAACCGGTTCCGTCCGGTTCCCCATCGCCCTGAGTAGTTCCCTGCGAGCCTGGCAGAGTTACCGGTGCTATTCCGGTTGATCCCGGAAGCCCAATCTTATCCTTGATGCTGCTGGTTACATCGCTGAACTTTTTGGTGTTGTTCCACGATAACTCCCATTTTAGTGCGCTATTAGCTTTTGCGGCATATTCGTCTACCTTCTTTGCACCGTCAGTTATCGCTTTCTGCCTGGCCTCAACGTCAGCGTTAATCTTTGCAATTGCTGATTGATTTTCAGCTGAGTCACCAAGTCCGATAGCCTCTTTAAACTTATACCACCCTAGCCTGATGATGTCGAGTCCGATCATAAACCCTTCTATCCAGGTATTCCAGTATAACTTGATACCCTCAACAAAAGCCATAAAACTATACTTCATAAAACTTACAACGGAATCCCATTGCTTGCCCCAGCCATCAGTTTTATGAATAATCCAGCCAATGGCGGCAAATAATGCAATTATTCCAAAAATAATAACGCCAATGGGGTTTGCGCTTACAGCAGCATTCAGTAGCCATTGGGCACTTGTCCATAGTGCAGTTTTAACGGCAACCGCTCCTGCCCAGAATGCCTGAATTGCCATGACACCGGCTAGCCCTGCAACTAATGAAGTTAATACAATTGCTGTTTGATCGCCATCGTTTAAAAGCTCCCACAGCCTCTGAAATCTATGCGTCATATACTCTATTGTTGAGTTCAAGCCTGAAAATACTCCAGTTAATACGTCAAGTGCTGGGGAAAGAACTGTTGATAAAGCGCCTCCAAGCGTTAACGCAATCATTTGTATCTGCGACCAAAGCCCGGCAATCTTCTGCATGTTATTCATAGAATTAGCAAAAGCAGCATCTGCCTCGCCCTGCGAATTTGCCACATCGGTCAAAGTTTCGGACAGCTTTTTACTATCGCTGGCCATTACCATAAATGCCTGTTTCGCCTGGGCATCTCTTAAACCTATTTTCTCCAGGAAATTGGATTTTGCTTTATCGTCCTTCCCGAAAGCTTCCATCTTTTTTTGAACCTGGCTGAATATCTGATCCATTTGCTTCATGGAGCCATCGGTATTGAAAACCTTTATACCGGCTTTCTCCATGCCTCCAGTAATTTCAGACTTTCCAAGAGCGGTGAAGGCGTTTGTCATAAGCATAGCCGATCGCTCAGCGCTCTGACCTTTACCAGTCATAAATGCAAATAAACCGGCAGTTTGTTTAAAGCCCATTCCTAATGCCTGACCTGAAGCAATCAGTCCGGGAACATACTGGGCGAAGTCACGAAACTCACCAGCTCCTACTCGCTTAGCGGCAAAAAGTGTATCAATAACTTCCTGCGCATTTGTATTTTCTTTGCCTACCAGGGAGAGTGTTTGTGCCAGCGCTTCCGCTACAATAGATTGATCAGTGAAGCCCGCTTTCGCGCCTTTCAATGATTGTTTCAGTATATCGGTTGAAAGCGCAACGTCATTTGTCTGGCTGAGAATCTTTTCATATGCTTCAGGAACTGTGGAAAGGTTAGCCTTTGCGTCGACTCCAATTGCAATCAATTCTTTTTTGAAAGCCGCAAGCTGAGGCTGCGACATTTGAGCGGTGGTATTAATCTTTGCCATGCCCTCATCAAAGCTGAATGCCATCTTACCGGCACCGAACAGAGCGGCACCAGCCTGTACAATTGGATTGGTTAAAAGCTCAGCTCCGGGAATAGCGGATAAAGCGTTTGTCACCTTCGACATACGACTTCCGGTCGTTGTCTGAAGGTGGTTTATTTGCTTTTCAAGTTTGTTGATTTCGGAATTATAACGTTTGATATCGGTTAAATTTTTCTCCGGTATCCAGTCGCGCTCACGTTTTAACAGGTCGAGCTTCATCTGAAGGCTTCCAACACTCCTCCCGGTTTCGCCCATGATCTTGCCCATCGATAGGCTTTGTTTCTGAAGCTTCGAAAAAATATCAAGAGCATGGTCAGAGCTAACACCAATCTTCTGCAGTTTAGCGCTGATCTGATCTTGTAATGAAAGTGTGTATGATAGTACGTCTGACATTTTCTATTTGTTTGCTTCAGCTTCTTTTTTCCTTATATAAGCGAGTTCGGTTAATCGCATTGCCCATGTTTCGTCGTCGAGGCTGTCCGGATCGGGTATGTGCATGAAATAGCTAAGTTGGGCATTTGCTATCCGCACCAGCATACCGTCTGTTACTCCGGCACCCTCTATAAGTTTACCAGTTCGGCTTCCTTCACCTGGATAATATCAACAAGTTTTGAACTTGCGCCCAGGAATAGTTCATCGTCTGTTTTTATGGCTTCACTGCCGCCAACAAAGCAGTTGGTAAGCATCACCTCGTTAAACTTAAGCGGGTTATCTTTACCGGATACTGAGGCATATCCCAGTATTTTACGATCTGGCTTTTTCAAATAGCAAATATGGCCGCCGACTATAATCGCCCACATTTTGCCGTATTTCTTTTTCCACTCTTCAATTTGTTCCGGAGTGGCCTGTCCGATCAATACTTCAACTTTACTCATTGTTTGTTTGTTTTTTAAAAAAAGGCTACCATTTTCCCGGCTTCAGGATCATGGTAGCCTTTCCGGTTATCCTTATTCTTAATAGTTATGCTACCTGGTTCCTGATGTCTAAGCAGATGAACGGAAGGGTTACCTCCATGTTCTTATCACCTTGTTTCATTTCCTTCGGGTCTTCAGTAAACTCAATCCCCAAAATTTTGTCAGTGATAATTGTATCTCCGTTAGCCGGATCGCCATACACGGCTGTGCCGTCTAAGCGAAGATTGAGGATTGAACCACCTCCAGCCAGTCGGAGAGTCTCCAGTTCTGACTGAAGCAAAGTAATTTCTCCTTCGTGGGTAACATTCCCACGTTGTATACTCAAGGGCTTATTCCCCTTCCCGTGTAGTAACTCTTTTTCCTGTTTGGTGGCATACTTCAGCCCGCGGAATCCGGTTATTACTTTGCCGCCGAGCTCGAGCGTAAGATCGCTCCATGCATATTGACTTGAATTGAATGGCATAACTATGCGGTTAAAGTTTTAAATCCTAACTCAACTGTGATGTACCTGGCATAGCCAAACGGCTTAACCTTAAGCGTTACGTTCACCTGTCCGGTTGCGATAATGTTCTGGTCGTGGTTTACAAAGCAAGTAACTCCACGGTCGTTCTGATCTGCCGGGTCGTTGCCTAATTCGCCATTGGCGGTCATGCTGTTGATAATTGCGCTTTCAACCTTGTTTTCAATCGACTTGGCGTAAGCCACCGATATCTTACCCTGGTCAGTTACCGGAACTTCATCCAGCAGCTCGTTAATGAGGGTGTCATACGCAACGCGGTAAGCTTTGTCAACAGTTCGCCGGGCGGTAATGTGATTGTAATCATCAGTTACCGGCGCAGCGAGCGGATCGTCATTGAAGTAATAGCCTGAGCGTCCTGTATGAGTTCTGAAGGTAATATACCCTTTATCGTGTATGGATGCTACGTCGGCACTTTCAACAAGTACCGCGCCCAGGTATGCGGTTACAAGGCCATTAATAGCCCCGTCCTTAACCCGGCCAATATTCCTTTGCACCGGAATTCGTGCGAGTTTACCGGCAAGTATTCCGATAGCGCAACCGTTACCCGTTGCCGAATCACCGATCATAATCCCTACGCGGTTATTGGTCGCGGTAGTAAGGTCGGTAAGCGTTGCTGGAGTACCTCCATAATAAAGACCGGCTATCAGCACAAAAACAGGTGCTTTAAGCGTATCAGCGCTCCAGGTCGCGGTAATCTGAGCCTGTGCCATTGCGGTGGCTACGTCACCATCAAGCCCACCGGCAGGTACCGAAACATAACCAGCAGCCGGAGTACGGTGTACAATTATGGTACGTATTTTACCATTGGCTGCAAGTAGTAAAGCTTCCACTCCATTCACTGTGGCCCTGGTAAGCATGGTGGTCATGGTTACGGTATCGGCAAAGCCGGTGATCCATACTTCAACTCCATCGCCCGACTGATTGAACAGGTCGGTAAGCAGTTTGAATAATCCTGGATTATTAACCGCTGTTAACCCCAGCACTCCGGTAATGTCAGCCGCCTGGGTGATCTTGTAAGGCGTGTTAAGCACGAACTTACCAGCTACCGGAGCACCGGTGGCCAGTATGCCTATAACGCCATCAGCTGAGGCCGAAACCTGGCCGAGTGCGCCGTTGCTAAAGTCAATTTTAACGCGTGGTAACATTATTCTACCTCCGATCTTTTAACGGTTACGATATCCGTATCCTTCATGTTTTCAGCGTGCATTACTGCATGTTGCTGCTGGATGAATGCATTGATGTCGCTTGTGAAATAGATTTCATCTACCTCGTGCGATTCAAATACTTCTTTAGCGCGAGAGAGCATCAACTCTTTAGCCGTCTTTACCTTTACTTTAGGAGCCGTGTCGGCCTTAGGGGCCTTGTCAGCTTTAGGAGTAGTGTCGGCCTTAGGAGCAGCGTCTGCTTTAGGCTTTTCGTCCGCTTTAGGGGCAGTGTCTGCCTCAGAAGCAGCGTTTACTTCAGGAGCTTTCGCGTCCTCTGACGTATCGGGGGGAGCTTCCGCGCTTTCGTCTGCTTCGGCTCCCTTATCCGATTTCGTTTCCTCCTTTGCGCTCACAAGTTTTTCCTTTGCGGGAAATACCGGAGGCTTGGTAGGCGGTATTTTTTTTGTTGGTTTTGTCATCTTTAATGGGTGATTTTATAAACAATTAATGATCCAAGTACGAGTAATATGATTGATGCGATGTAAAAGCCTTTGATTTCAGCTTTCTGAAACGGTGTCAGGTAATTCACCCGCTTCTCCTTCAGTACTTCCCTGTCACGGTATTCGATTTTGTTTTTAACTGACTTTGAAAAGTGGTTAAACACAGCAAGTGAATCAACTCTACATTTTACGGTCAATACGTTATCCTCAACACTTACCACCGGTACTTCCACGTTTTTGCCGTTCTTATATTCCTGTAGCTCTCTAAAAACTACCTGTCCATACTCGTTGCACTCAAGCAAAGCTTTAAGCCAGGAGCTGTCAGCCGGAAGATATGTTATGGAATCCTTCTCCTGGACACTCTCGTCAGTCGTAACCGACGAGCTGTCGTTAACGGATTGCACACTAGGCGGGTACATGTCATTACACCTTTTCTGAGTGCAGCACCCGGTAACCAGGATTAAGGATACCAGGATTATGATTAAAGTTTTCATTTAATTTCCTCCTTCAGCTTTGAAAGTAGTGCTTCGTCAATCTCAAGTTTCTCCAGTGCCTTTAGCACATCGCGAATCGTCCTCTGCATCTTCTCTACTTTCGTGCTGAGATTTTCCAGCTTTTTTTTTAGGTCGGTATTTTCGTCGCTCCTGGAGATAATCTCCTTAATCAGCTCTTTATTTTGGCCCATAAGCCCATTAACGGATTGGAGCATTTCGTTCACCGATGAGGTAACCAGCTCAACATTTCCTTTTTCGACCTCGGTGGTAGCTTTACGTCTGGCCTGTTTCAGGGTAACCAGGGTAACAACTATACCCGTACCGAAAATCAGGTTCATTATTGATAAGATGATATCGAATGTGGTCATATTATGGCACGTGTTGCGGTTTCGTAAAGGGCTTTAAAGCTTCGCTCAGCCTGTAAGGCTTTGCGGCCTACCCATTTATTGAGATAAGCGGTACCGAGGGTATTCCAATCTGTGACTCCGATTGCACCTATGAACATTCCACGTCGTTTGCATGCAAAAAGAAGTAAGTCAAGTGTATGCTTATACCCGTCGAGATCGAAGCATATAAACCGGCGTATTGCCCCTCCTGAATCCTTTTTAACACAGGTAGCAATTTCGCCGCTTAAACCTGTCCAGCGTCCGCAGTCGGCCTGTATACCAGCGTAGTTGTTGTTAACTCCTTTGTAACCGGCTGCTGACTCATTGTAAAAAATACAGTAAGCCATTCGCACAACCTCTTTAGGGTATTCGCCAACTTTTGAACAGGCATAAGCCATTACTGCTTTCATGTCGACAGCAGTGCGCTCGAAGGCGATTTCAGGCAAGTGAGGATATGAGTTTTTTACTGGCATCTTTCTGACTTTTTCGGCTTTCGGGAACCGATTCATTACGAACCGGCTCCTTTGGCCTTCTGGCATGAAACAAACAACGAACTGGATAAATAATACTATGCGTGTGGGCTGTAGATTGCGCCAAGAACTTTGTTACGCATGGGCAATGCCACAAACCTTTTTTGGAAGTTGATTACATCACCTTTCTGATCCGGATCGTTGTATTTTGCAAATACGTCGACCGATCCGTCGGCTTTCATAACTTCGTCTTTGCTCCAAACTATTGATGCTTGTGTATCAGTTCCGGCAGCAACAGCCTGGAAGGCTACTTTAGCCCCGGTAGCCGCATTAAAGCGTGGCGTTTGTGAGTTGGTGAAATACTTCAGGCCTGAGATATTACCGGATACAATCATTTCCTTGTAAAGCTTCATATTCTGAGCCATGAGGTCTGCCTTATGCAGCGGGTTAAGTAATATAGCCAGAGATGCGGGATCAACGTCGAGCAGGTCGAACTTACCCATCAAAAGCAAAATATCTTCAAATAGCAGCATTCTGCGACCATTTTTCAGCTCACCGGTAGCGGCAAGCACTGGAGTAAAATCACTGTCGGAAGTTGGTGACCAGTAATGGGCAGCCAGCTGAATTGCTCCTTTACGTAAAGTATTTCTATGACCCCGAACTACTGAATCCATTTTGTTGTATGTCGTTTCCTTTTTTTCGAGGTTACGCACTATAGTTGAATCTGTATCCAAAGTACGAAGAACTATTGTTTTAGGAGTATCGGTTCTGGTGGCAGCGGCGATTGGGTAAACGGCATTGTCAATTAAAAGATTTGGATCAACCCCGGCCTCCGCCAGGTTAATTGTATTATATTCAACAAGCTCCGACATATCGCGTGACCAGGATAAGAAGTCATCTTTCGGATAAAATCCCTCCATAAGCACGTCTGTCCAGATTTCTTTTGATATACCGGCCTGAAACGAAAAATCAGGCGACTTTATGAATGATTTGGCAGCTCCTACTAAAAGTGTGCCACCAATGGCAGGTAAGGCAGCAACATTGAAGGCCACCATAAGGCAAAAGGCAACAAGCATGTTGAACATGAGGCCTCCTGGGTTGAATTGTTTTCGCATGATTATTAAAAGTGTTGGTTAAAAATTGGTTTTATAAAGGGGCCGCTGTTAATCGCGACCCCAATCTTCATAGCCCTCCTCCGGGGCTCTAGTATTTCGATTTGTACGAAGCCTTCAGGGTAGCATGTCCATCAGGATCATTCACGGCCATTTCAGCTAACCCGGTTGGGTCTTCCTTAAGCCATTTCATATAATCCCACCCGTCATGACCGGTAACTACTCCCAGCTTTTTGGTTTTGTCAGTGAAAGTTTCTTTACCGGGCAAAGTGTCGAGAATATCTTTTGCTTGCTTGTAATCCGAAGTGGCAAGTTTCACATAAGCCTCTTTTTTGTCTGCGGTAATTTTACCGGCGGCAACGGCCAGTTCAACCAGATCGGTGGCTTGTTTTACCTGGTGATCCGAAAGCTCTTTTTCGGATTTTTCCTTTGCCTTTATGGCAGCGGATTCCCGTGCGCTCAATTCCATAATGGCGGCGTTGAGTTCGGTGACTTCCGGGTCTTTTGATACGCCAAGTGCTTTAGCAGCCTCGACGGAAAGTGTGATTTTTTCCATGATTTGTTTTTGATTTATAATCCTGTCAACTGAAAGTTTGATTTCATCTGTCGCCAATACTGTTTTGCCATCCTTAGCGTACAACCGTAATGCGGCCTTGTTTGAAGGAACGCCTACAGTTGAAGCTTCGAGCAATTCCCAGTCCGTAATAACGACCTGGTAACCCAGCACCGGCATATTGCGCATTTCGGCATCATTGATAATGATTCCCATCGAAGCTCCTTTTATAAATCCGCGGTCGACTTTGCCGCTGATTTTTAAAGCGTCAGGGTCTTCAATATCGAATTCCGACTCGGCTTGTAATTTACTCCCGTCAATAGCAAGGTTCAACCAGCGGCCTATTACTTCACTCTCGTCGTGTGAGTCGAGCATAACAGGGTTTTCCCGGAAGCGGTCGAACTTGCCGCCCGAGTTGAGCACAACAAAGCCGTGAGCTGTAATTACTGATTCATCATTTAGAACGAAAACGGGCATTTGAAATCGAATTGGAACGGCAAACATAGTCCGCGCAAAAGAGTGATGCAAATAAGTGTCTAACCCTTTGATGGAAGTGTATAAGCTATGGAAGGAAATTATTTTTTTGAGGGTTTCTGAATCATTTTTGCGGAAAATAATAATAGGAACGTGAAAAGACTCCCCAGGCATAAGCTCTATGATGATGCCGAAAACATGTTTATTGAGCAGGGCTTCACCTGCAAAGCCATAAGCGAGCTGCTTTCTATTTCCGAAATCACTCTGTCGAAATGGCGGTCGGATTACGACTGGGACAAGAAGCGCGAGGAGTTTCTTACCTCTCCTTACCAGCTTAGGCGTTTACTGCAAACCGAACTGGCCAAGATGGCGAAGGGCGAAAAAAGTAACATCGATGCTGATGGTCTTTTGAAAATTCAAAAGGTATATGCCGCGTTCGAAAAGGCCTCACTATCCATCCCGGTTATTATTTCAGTTTTCAAAGAGCTTGATAACTGGATGATTGATCAGGACCCGGAAAAGGCAGTGGAGTTTACCGCATGGCATAAAAAATACCTTATTCATGTTGCCCAGTTAAAATCGGAATAATGGCTTCGGATATCGACATAAAGCTCCTTAAGCAGTTAGAAAACTATGACCAGCATTGTCAGAGGATTCTAAAAGCCACCACTGTTTCCAAAGGGGAAACACCAAGGGTCAAAGCGGAACGAATGCGGCTCCTTGAGACAGACTATAACCTGTGGTTTGAATATTATCTAAGCCATTATGCAAAGGTTAAATGTGCGGACTTCCATAAGGAGGCAGCCGATTACCTGATCGATAATGAGGAGGCAAACCTTTTGTTTGAGGTTTACCGATCCGGAGGGAAGTCAGTTCACATCGATATCGGTATTCCTTTAAAATTGTATGTTACCGGAAAGCTTCGGTTTATGCTTTTATTCGGATTAACCGAGCAGAAAGCGAAAAAGCTGATATCAGGTATTCAGGCTGAACTGAAGTATAACAAACGGTTTATTAACGACTACGGCGAAAGGTTTAAAGCTGGTGATTGGAGCAACGGTAATTTTGTAACTACCGACGGAGTCCGGTTTATGAGTATGGGATTCGGGCAGGACCCGCGAGGATTGCGCGAAATGGCCGACCGGCCCGACTATATTGTTTTTGATGATATCGACAACAAACGGCATGTGAACAATGACAGGATGATGGATGAGGCGATTGACTTCATCATGGAAGATGCCCTGGGTTGCTTCGACGAAAGCGACGGAGCTGTTAAGCGTTTCGCCTATGCCAATAATAATTTCCATAAAAACAGTATTACAAACCGACTTGAGCGGCTATTTAAGTCATTCATTCAAAAAGCAAGCGATAATGGTGATAAATGCTATCACAAAATAATCAAGGTAAAGGCAGTTCTTGACCTGGTAAGTTTCATCCCTACATGGTTAGCTAAAACAACCGCTGAATACTGGAAGAAAAAATTTAAGAATACTCCTTACCGGTCGTTTATGCGTGAATACATGCATACGCATATTGAGGACGGAAGTGTTTTTCGCATGGAGGACATGCAGTGGAAAAAAATGCTTCCCCTAAAGGAATACGACGCGCTTTGCTTTTACGGTGACCTTTCGTACAAAGATACCGCCTGCCACAAAGGCCTGTGGCTGGTAGGTAAAAAAGACCGGGAGATACATATCATTCATGGATGCCTCCGGCAGACCTCACGCGACAAAATTGCCAAGTGGCTTTATGATACTTACGAAAACTTCGACCTGAAATTCGTGCCCAAAATACGCTACTACATCGAGGGGCTTTTCGCGATGGACATGTTTGTAAACGACTTCGACAACGTTGGCGACGATCGCGGGTATTACATCCCGGTTGTGGCCGATAAAAGACCAAAGACTGACAAGTACGAACGTATCGAAGCAAGCCAGGCATATTTTGAGCGGCGTAATGTTTTTTTAAATATCGATGAAAAAGACAATAACGACCAAATAGAATTGATTGATCAGTACATGGCATTCGAAAAAGGAAGTGCCTCCCCTGTCGATGGGCCCGATGCAGTTGAAGGCGCGTTGTCAAAGCTGAACGTAAGCACACGGAAAGCAAAAGGACTGTTCCGCTTCGGGCGGAGAGAATCACGACAATTTTAAAATTAAACGACTACATAAATGACTTTTAAAAATACTTTAAAGACAATCACCGACTCGCAGGCTTTCAGGCTATTGTTATTTGTAATACTTATCCTGATAAAGCCAATTAAAATAGCTTATGTATACCTATACGCGGCAAGGCACCGGTGGCGGCTGGAGCGCAAAGTAAAACGAGCCAACCGGCTTAGCAAGCTTGAGAACCGGCGATATATCGTAACTAACATGTATGGCCGTCCACGGTGCTATGCTAAGAAAGACCTGAAGGATGCCGTAAAACGTCGCAAGTTTAAAAAAGGTGTAACCATTGAGGATATTGAAAAACACGCTTATTACATCACTAAATAGAACATCATGTTTCTTGAAGTTGCAGAATTAAAATCGGTAATCTACGAATATCAGTTAACCGAAATTACAGAGTCGAGCCCCGACATCGCTGAAATGGCTATAAATGCAGCCGTGGAAGAAGTAAAAAGTTACCTAAGCCCCACTGACCAGATCAAGTGGCGCGATGGGCGACCACGGTACGATGTCGCGGCTATATTCTCTGCTGTAGGAGTTAACCGCAATGCTATGATACTTTCATTAGTCAAGAGCATAGCCCTATACCAGATTTGCCAGCTGGCTAATGTGGATATAATCCAGGAGCGGGTAATACAGCGTTACGACAGGGCAATTGATTACCTGGAGAAAGTAGCCGGTATTGGCAAGTATAAGGATTCAGCTCCTATTGCGCCCGGATTCCCGGTGTTGCCCGCCGGTGACGAAACAACAGCAAAGCAGGCTTTCCGGTTTGGAAGCCGTGAAAAATTTAACCACGATTTTTAGTGATGAAAAAGAACCGAAGAAGCACACGGACTAATAAAACCGATTATATTAGTCCAGGGAGATTGAACCTCAAAGCTCCAGCCCCGACTCAGCCTACCGTTGCAAAGCGTACCGACGGGTATGCCGCACAAATTGCGCCTAAGACCATAAGCCGCACCCGGCAGGACATTGCATCGTGGAAATCGGCTCTCCGCCAGGCCGATAATGTTGATATGCCAAAAAGGGTATTGTTGCATAAGCTATACAAAGATATTATGCTTGATGCATTACTCAGCTCGCAGATTACCAACCGGCGCATGATCAGCACATCCGCCCCATTCACGCTGAAAAAAGGAGATACGGCTGATGATGTTTCAACCGCCCTGTTAAAATCATTGCCCTGGTTCGGCGAACTGATCGGGCATATATTCGATACACAGCTCAGCGGTACCGCGTTGGTTGAAATGGTGACCGACAAAAACGGCGTACTTAAGCCGGTGTTAATTCCAAAGCAAAATGTTATCCCGGAAAAAGGAATCCTGCTACTGGATGAAACGGCAACCACCGGTATCGACTTCCGCAACGTGAAGGAGTACGGCTCATGGCTGCTTGAATTTGGCAAACCGGATGAATTTGGCATTTTAAACAAGGCCGTTCCGCACGTTCTAATTAAAAGATTTGCCCAGAGCTGCTGGAGCGAGCTTTGCGAAATATACGGCATCCCTCCCAGGGTGATGAAAACAAATACCCAAAACCCGGCCATGCTCGACCGTGCCGAGATGATGATGCGCGATATGGGCGCGGCAGCCTGGTTCATAATCGACGACTCCGAAGAGTTCGAATTTGCAACCGGAGCGGTTACAACAGGCGATGTGTATAACAACCTGATAAGGCTTTGCAACAATGAAAACTCACTGTTGATTGTTGGTGCAGTTATTGGGCAGGATACCAAAAACGGCAACGAAAGCAAAGAGAAGGTTAGTGTTGAGCAATTAATGCGCCTCGCTGAGAGCGACAAACGCCTCGTGGAAGGTTATATGAACACCGTTGTACTTCCGGGCCTGTTTAAAATCGGGCTACTGCCTGACGGCCTTATATTCGCTTTCGACCCACAGGAGGACACCAGAGAACTCTATACGCGCACAATCGGGTTTATGCAATATATGGATGTTGATCCGGAGTGGGTGAAGCAAAAGTTCGGTATTGAAGTAACCGGCATAAAGCAAACACCAGCTGGAGGAACCGGCGCAAATTTTCAGTCAGACCCGAAGAAAAAATAAGCGCACAGCTTTCGGGTCTGTATAATCAAACGTGCGATTGCTGCGGGGCTTCGGCTACGCTCAGCCACCTTGCACCCGGTGCAACTTTATTGGCGTTTGATGCAAAGAAAAACGCATTTCGTGCAAACATTTTCTCCAGAGCAATAAAACACCTGCATAAATCTGGTGGGTATGAACCTGAAATGCTCAGCGATGAGCCTTTCCTCGGATTGGTGAACGAAACAAACCGCATACTGAGTAACGCACTGGATGAAGGCATACTGGATAATATGCCTCCTGAAGAAATGCTTCGAGCTCTCCGGAATGACGTTTTTGTTTTCTCTGGTTTAAAAACTCATGCCCAGCTGAAGGAAGCTTCAGAACTCCTGATTACTCCGGATGGGAAAATAAAGCCCTACAACCAGTTTAAAGCCGATGTGCTGAGCATTCACCAGGAATACAATGTCAGGTACCTGGAGCCGGAATATATCTTCGCAACCAGCTCAGCGCAAATGGCCGCCAAGTGGGTTGACTTTGAAAAGGACGGCGACCGGTATAACCTCCAGTACCGGACAGCCGGTGACAACAAAGTACGCGATGATCATGCAGCACTTGCCAACATTACACTGCCCTCCGAGGATGCATTCTGGGATAGCTATCTTCCGCCGATAGCCTGGCGGTGCCGGTGCACAGCAGTGCAGGTTCGCAAAGGGAAGTACCCGGAAGACGATTCCAAAAAGGCTATCGCAAAAGGCGAAGAGGCCACTACCAAAATAGACAAAAACGGCAATAATTCAGCCGCTATTTTCCGTTACAATCCGGGTAAGCAAAAAGTGATATTTCCGCCTCATCATCCATACAGGCAGGTGCAGAAAGGAGTCCGCAATATTGTTGAATCATTAGGCGGCGAAGGACGGGGATGGGAAACGGTTGAAACCGATAAAGGCAGTGTCCGGGTTAATGTTCTACATGGTGCCGGGGAGAGGGAAAGCAACCTGATAACGGCAAAGTACCTGGCTAATACGTATGGTTATGATATTGATCTTTTACCCGTTTCAGGCAATAAAAAGACCGCTGATAGCTTCAACAAAACGCTTAATTTAAAGCAGGAATACAAAACAAACATTATAGCGTCCAAAGGAGCAATTGACAACGAAATACGTGATGCCGCCGGGCAAGCAGATCATGTAGTGATCCGTATCACATCGGGAATAAGCGATAACGATCTGCAACGTGGGATTAGGGGAAGGGTAAACCAGGAGAAGAATATAAAATCCATCACGGTTATCCACAAAGGAAAGGATAAAACATACCTGAGAGATGAAATAATGAATAAAGATTTCACCCTATAAAAGCAAAAAAGGCACTCCGAAGAATACCTTTTTTGGGAGGTCGGGGGTATATTGCAATACCCTCAACCGGGAGCAAAGATACAATCATTTTACTCATTTTCAATAAATGGCACTAAATTTTATCAATCAGGTACTTACCGATCTCAAAGTGGAACTTATGGATGAGTTCGACCGAAACTTTGAGCGGAAGGCTTTTTTCGATAAGCCGTGGCTCCCAACCAGAGCAAACCGGCGAGGAAGCACCCTGATGCGATCTGGAGCGTTACGGCGCGGGAACCGTGCCCTTGTTAACGGCCTTATGATACAGTTTACCAACTCGCTGCCTTATGCCAGAATACATAACGAAGGAGGTGTGATTGTAGTTACCAGGAAGATGCAAAAATACTTCTGGGCTATGTTTTACAGGTCGGGTGGTAAAAGCAAAAAGCCAAACGCCGAGGCCCAGTACTGGAAAGCAATGGCCTTAAAGAAAGTAGGTTCCCGGATCATAATCCAGGAACGCCGGTTCATTGGCCATCACAGCCAGGTTAACCTTGCAGTAAAACGGGTAGTAGATGCTAACTTTCGCGAGGTGGATACTTACATTAAATCAATACTTAAACGATGATTAACGATATTTTAACAGCCATTATGGCCAGGCTTACTGAAAAAGAGCCGAATATTAAATACCTGGACGAAGACTGGGGCCAGCTCGACTATTACCAGGTGAACCCGCCGGTGAAATTTCCTTGTATGTTGCTGGAGCTTCAGCAGGCAAACTGGAAAAACCAGTCGCAGAAAGTGCAGGACGGCGAATTACTGATCAGCATCCGGGTCGCTGATTTAAAGCTCAGCAATACCAATCCGAAAGCACCCGCCGGGCAGCAAGCCAAAGCCGCCGCCGTTTGGCTTATACTTGAAAATATACACAAAGCTTTGCACGGATGGCGACCGGCAGCCAACCCGGATTTCGGAACCTTAACGCGGTTGAGTTCCAGGCGTGTGAAACGTGACGATGGTATACGTGAATTTGAGGTAGTGTATAGTACGCTTTGTACTGATGCCAGCGCAATGGATCAGTATTACAATATTGCTGATCCCGTAATAGCTGAAGAAATATTTAATACGGTTCCGCCCGAAGTGGCAATTAATGTTGAACTACTCAAACAGGCTTAACTGGGGGCGGGCTGTTGAATCAATTTGCTTGAGTTCTTTATTAATTGAAGTACCCAGGTAAATGTAAAGAGTGGCTATTGAAATATGAAATTCCGGGAAGATATAAGTTCTGTAAACATAGGCGGTGGTAACTCCCGGAAGCATATGCCTCTGGTAAACTTCGCAAACACGCTGCATCTGAAGTAACTTGTTTTTCCGGTTGTATGCCATATGTGCAAAAATATACATAGTTCTGAAAAACAGACTAATTGAGTTATTAACCAAAAAGCCACCGGTTAGGGTGGCTTTTGCGTTTAGCCGGAGTGCGACTCCCAGTCGCGCCCCGGCTATAAGACCGGTTACCGCTTAACCGTCATTTTAACCGGCGGTTTCTTATACTCCTCCTCCCAGTTCCGTTGCTTTTCGTACATCAGCGTCATTATATCGTGAAGTATAGCACACTGTTGTTGCTGGCTCTCTATCATTTCAAGTACCTTGCGCGTATCAATCGGTATCAGGTGTTCATCCTTGCAGTTCTTACACATTACCGGCCTCCTTTCGGGTAACGCAGCCACGGCAGCGGATTACTTTTGCAGTTAAAATAAGTGTTTCGGGCTCAATTACCAGTATGCCGCTACGGCGGTTGTGCGTAGGGCAGTTGCACTCCAGGCGGGTACGGTAGGAAGTATATCCATTATCCTGGTAGCTCTGCATAAAAGCGGTTACATCGCTTTTACGGTTCACAAATACACGTATCATGCCTGCCCTCCTTTCATCAACTTATTAGTGATGGATAAGCGCAGCTCGCGGTCATCAATACGGCATACATCGGCAAGTATGCTTATCATCCTGTCCTGGGTAAGGCGATTGTGTTTACGGCTGCCGGGCAGCTCCTTTTGGCGGATTGGTTGATTAAAGAGATCTCTTTGTTCATCCAGCTTAATAATAAGCTCCTCAGCCCAATCGCGGAACAGCTTGGCCCGTTCGCTTTTAATAAAAAAGCCAAGTCGGACAATGCCGCGTTTGGTCCAAAGAATTGCATTGTGTGGAAGGTCGCTGTTAGGAATACTAACAGCACTTATAAAGTGCTTACCGGCTTTTAATTCGTCAGGGTGTTGCAATTTGTGTTGACGAATATTATACTCAGTCACTCCATAGCCAAGTGCGACCTCTTTGCTTGGCATTAGATACTCATACTGCTGATTTGGCAATATGTTAACGGTTAATCCTTCTGAAACCGTCATTGGCAGTAAGTTGCTAGCTTCATTCTTTCCGTGTGTCATATTGGATCGAATTATGATAAATGAGAAACGCCCCCGTAGGTGTGACTTACACACAAACGCAGGGCGGTTGTACAGTGCATTGTTTCCGCAGCACCACCATAGGGACGTTCCCTTTATCTTGTTAAAATAATTGTTGGATTATTTGCCCAAGAATATCTGTATGTAAGTCGGGGGCAAATATACAATGAATATTAGAATTCCAAATTTAATTTTACATTTTTTCCTGAATAATTAAGCGTGTAATTAACTAAACGCCCGTCATCACTAATAGAAAAGTTATCTCCAACTGCTTCGCGGTGTGCATTTTTAGCTAGTATTTGGCCTTTTGTACCTAAAGCTAATATGTAGCTAGTTTTACTCTCTATATTTCCCCAATCTTCACATACGACTATCCCATTATTTGAGACCAAACAGCGGTGAGGACGTGTTAATTTAATGCGATAGGCCACTGTATTTTTAAGCACATCAACCAGGCCAACATTATATTTTCCCTCCTCAATACTAGAATAAACAACACAAAACTCTCCGTTTTCGGAATACCATTTCTGCCCATAAAATCCGATTTGATTTCTTTGCTCAGGACTTACCCGGTTAATCTTGTAAATTTTGTGCTCATCACTTCTAACCATTTCAACTTGATTACTTTCGACCCAGGAGCATGCAACGCCTACGACAGGTTTACTGTTAAATTGATTGATTTGCTCCTGGGTGACTCCTGTATCATAAGATTTACCCATAATTTCAAGTTTAACGGTTTCACCTTTTCTGCTTTTTTTCTTTCCGAATAACAGTGTAAATAGTCCCATACGACAGGTTTTAAAGTTTATTCAAATGTAGAAAGTTTAAGTTAATTTTTGATCAATAAAGCTGGTTAAATTCACAATCATATAGTTGTCCGAGTTCATCTCCAGCAATGTCATTGCCAGTACTGAAGCTTCAGGGTAGGTAAGATTAAGCCGATTACTTTCGGAATGCAGGCTGTGCAGCTTATTATGAAGCTTCACATATACCTGTAGGAGCGTATGAAAGAGAATTGCCTTCAAATACTTATCTTCTGTATTGCGTACTTCGCCGCTTTGCTCCAGGACGGCAGCAGTTAGCTGTGTCCATTCCGATTTATTGAGGTGTATGGTTAGTTTTTTCATGTAGTTAAGTTGTTTGATTGTGATGGCGCAATGGAATTGCGCGATGTTATAATTTTATTAGATTAGCTACATGCTCCTGGTGTAAATCGCTCTTAAGGTCACCATATTTCACTGTCACAAAACCTTTATGCTCGCTAATCTTAAATACTTCACCTTCCTTGCCGGTATGCCTTTGCTTTACCTTTTGCCCGGTAGTCAATTTTTGTTTGTGAAAAGCGTCACATTCGCCCCAGGTGGTAAACGGATGACAGCTGCAACCGTAAAGACCGGTTATGAAATTCTTGGTATCACTCATAGCGGTAAGTCCATTTTATATTGTATCTGATAACTATAAGTACCTGTTAATTCGTTTACCCATTTAAGGTATTTGCCTGCCAGGTTTATATGTTCATCGGCAGTCATAAACAAAACCTTTGATCGGGCTTTTATAGTACAAAATGCCTTTACCTTGCGGTTCAGGTAGTATTTGCGGCGGATAAATGAGGTGAGTGGTCTCATGGCTCAAAAATCAAAATACTTCCAGGCAATTACCCTTAATGCAAAATATGAATGCCGCCCTTCGCTCGACCATTGCCAATCAATAGTTGAATCATGAGATGGTATCCTTCGAATTATATTATGAGAAATATGCCCTGAAGAATACTGACATTTTGCAATTACTAATCTATCCATATCAGGTAACTGACTTTCAACTAAATTCCAAGTTTGCTGAATTTCATTTTGTTGAAAATAACATGACACTTTCATATTATCATAATACAGTTTTTGCGCAGGCTGATTCCTGAAACCAAAATCGGCGTTGAAGGGTATTCCGTTCAGCCTATCAAGTAGATCGCCAACCGTTTCGGGCGATCCAAGATCAACAATATGGCATCTTTCGCCACATTCGGGCGGGCATCCACAGCCCGGGTATTTGTTGCAATGTGTGCTCATATCTTGATTAGTTTTTTAAAAGCGTTCCTTTTTGCCGTCAGCAACTTGATAATTGATACGCGGTTCTGGTGCTCTTTTTCATGAGCAATTGATTCTTCCAGGTTGGTGATTGCCTGTTTAACCGTTACCGGGTCAGTCGGCTTCCAGCTGCTCAGGTAACTTTGCAAGTCCTGCACGGAGCAGCATTGATTGGTGATGTAGTTTTGTGACATTTTAATTAGTATTTAATTAGTGATTAATTGATTATTTCAAACATGATTCCGGCTCTGTAATGGCCCCATCCAACTACGATTGCAAATCCTACTTCTCCTTTATGTTCTATCTACAATACCGGCAGAATTTGAAAACAGTTATGGATGTTTCTGGCCTGCGGCACTATTTTTCTGTTAAGTAATATCATATTGATTTAGGATTAATTGTTCCATAACTCAGCGTTCAGGTAGGTTTCAGCGTACTTTTTCGCTACGCCTGCTGGTATATTAGCCTCATACTTTTTAATGAAATTGAAGGCTTTAATTTGCTCCGTAGGCGGTAACCGGTTCCAGGTTATTTGCGCTTTCTTCTTCGAGCTGCGCACTTTTTCGTTGTATCTGTCCCAGAAGAGATCAAAGTTTACTTCTTGTTTAACCTCTTCAATTTTTGCGGTACTTCCCTGCAATACTCTTTGCAACTCCGACAGCTCACGAGGCATCCTATTCAGGAACCACTGCTGCTGTTTTTCAGTAAGTACAGCATTACGAGTGTCGTGCGCTACCAGGTAGCCAAGCTCGTTATACTCAACTTGTATAAATCCGCTCCAACTGGATGAGGTTATGTGATAGATCATATCCTAATTATTTTCATGTTGAGCGTAGTTGCTAACAAGTATACAGCTTGTGCACCTTTACTATCAACCCAGTCGGCCTGTACGGCTATGGCGTCAACCTCGAGTAGCGATTTTACACAAATGCGCATTGCCTCGTGCCAGGTGGAACCCAGAGGCACAATTTGCATCGGGTTTACTACCTCGTAACCCCGCTCCTCAAGGAAATTTTGTGATTCCTTGAACTTCGTTTTGGCATCAATCAGGTTGAGCCCTGTCACTTTGCCTACAATTTGAATTCTTTGCATAGTTTGTTTTTGTTTATTATTGATTATTAAATTCGCTATTGCGTGTACTTTTAGCATGAAGCCCTTATCAGTTTCCATCCAGTCCTCTACAACTTTGCGTGAGTGGTTAACCGAAGTATGGTCGAATCCGGTAACTAATGACATTTCGCGAAGCGGTATCGACGGATTAACCGTAAGGAAATAATGCGCCATATGCCTGGATACAACGAGGTCAAGTTTGCGGCTACGGTTTTTGATGTCGGATATAGTGCACCCGAAGTATTCAAGGATTGATCCTATGATTGTCTCCGTTCCTGCTGAGGCAATTTGCTGCCTGTCGATTCCAGCCGGTAATATAGTGTCACGCCTTTTCCACATATTACTTACTTTGTTTGTTTGTTTGTTTGTTTGTTTGTTTGTTTGTGACCGGTACTGGACTCGAACCAATTCTGTAAGAGCCCTGCCCTATTTTGGGTCTTCTGTCTTACGTGCTACCTTTACACTACCCGGTCGGGTGCCGGTCTTTCCCGGCTGTAGATAATAATTAGCGTTTAACCACCGCAATCCATGTTACTAGTATCTCTATCAGCCGGTGGAGTGGGCGCAGGGTGGATCATTATATGAAGCTTACATAAGCTTTCTTTTATGGCACTGAAAAAGGAATAAGTTGTCTCGGCCTGCCTTTTTCTTTTGGGACTTCGTGATTTATCGATGTTATACTGAGCGTCCTCCATGATTTCCTTAATCGATTGAATTTGCTCCTCTAATGAATGCCATTTCATATGCTTGAGAAATTAAGGTCGATGAGCTTGTAGCTGTTGTCCTCCTGGCGCAGAAAAACTCGGCTGTACCTTTTTGAATCAGGGCGTCGGATAGCTTCAGTAATTAACTCAAACCCCCGTTTTGCGTGCTGATTTTGAACCTTATTTTTATACTTCATAATCGAAAGCACCTTCTTAACATCGAGATTCCCCTTTGTTGTGGCAAACGTGTCCCGAACTATGTCCGCAAAAAAATCATCGTCATTATCGGCAAGGTTTTTTAACTTTTCGTCGAGATACAGATCAAATTCCTCTTTACTTGCTTTAATGGTAAGATCGTCAAAAGTGATACGGTCAGAAATTGATACTTCAATTTTGATTGAGCGGTCGAAGTTGAACCAGTTAAAGTTTCCTTTACCGACTGTGCTTCCCCTGGCGTTTAATTCTTCGAGTGTTTTTGCATAGGCTTCATCGCATAGCTGATTCATTTTTTTCTTAAAAGCAATAAGCGACTTATTTAAGGACAAGGCATTTTTAAGAATTGCTGCCGCGTTGCGTTCGCGCAGGCGAGCTGAGGGGGTGATGTACTTCAGGCTAACCTTATGCCCGGTTTCATCTGCCCAAAATTGGTCTTTTGTAGTGTATATCATTTTTTAAAGATTAAAGTGTTTCTATTGTGATTTTAATTTCTTTCTTTACCAGCACCCTGCCGTGTCCGTCGCATACATCGCATTTGGTAACATGGCTGGGATATTTCAGATTTCCGGTGCCGCGGCAGTTCCGGCATATGTCGATGTTTTCAGTTTTAATGAGGGGTTTTTCGGTTACTGCCATTAGTTCTCGAGTTTTTGGCGTGTGATTTCTTTCTGGTTCTTCATGTACTTTGTAAGTATTGATCGCATCTTAGGCACCAGGGCAGTGATCTCCTCCAGTGTTAGCTTGTTTAATTTCTTACCCGCAATCCGGGGGCTTTCAAAGAAGTGGTTAACCGCGCTCCAGTCGTCGTTGGTTACATAAATGCCCATCTTATTGCAGATGGTAAGGAGCTCGGAGCGCATTGCACGAACTTCCGGAGTTACTTCAACGGATTTCACGGGTTTGCGACCGGAGTATATTGCCACGACTTCCTTCAACTGGTCAATGGTGAGTTCAGAGGTTGAATCAGCACCGTAACCAGCTAGAATTGATTCCTTGTGATCCATAATACCACCACCGGCAAGGGCCGCATGAAATTGGCGTATCAATACTTTCTTAAATGCTTCTGCTGTCATGGCTGTAATGTTAATTTGCGCGTCTGTGTCAAGGAGAGATAGAAATCTCTTTTCCCCTTCCGGGCCTATAAATCCACCTCGCGGTTTCCCGTCCAGCAGTATGGTAAGCTGCCGGCTGTCGGGATCGTAGTTGTAGGTGAGGGTTTTTGTTTTCATGGCTCCGCCTATTTATATATATCAAATTCCGGAACCTCTATCCCGAAAAATTCCGGGAAGGCTTTCACCAGCTTAATTCTGTTAGAGTGGCTAGCTATATAGAATAACCCTTTAAGTGCCACATTGAATGATCCTTCGCCAGTACAAGTACCATTGTGCATTTGCATGAATATGCTTTCTGTATTTGACATATTGTTATTTGTTTGATTGTTGATTATCGTCATTTATCTCAGCGTAGTAAATTTTTGCCTGTTCAGGCCAGATATCAATAGTGCCCTTCCCGGTTTCGGAGTACCGGCTTGTTATATGTGCCCGGTATCCTTCAGTGTATATTTTCACAGATGAGTCGTATCGTATGTCGTCAGCCAGTGCGCCTTTCGGCTCCTTTCCCATTGCATGCCCCACCCATATTTTAATATGATTCGGAAACTCATTGCAAAAATCCTGGTAGTCTTCCCACCTGAATTTGGTATACTTAATTGAGTCAACGATCATGATACGTGGGCTTCGCTTGCGCTTCATTCTCTTTGTAAAGTCGTCCATGCTTTCTCCCACCATCAACACCGGCATTCCGTTTGTTAATCCTACCCGCCTGTATGCGTCCTGTATTCCTTTGCTGGGCCATTCCTCAAGCGAATTATATATTACTTTGTCAAACTGGCTCAAGTACTTCATTAATTGCATCAGGAAGGTTGTTTTTCCCGATCCGGAGTGTCCGTAAACGATCCAGCTTTTACCATACTCAGGGTGTCCTATTGCTTCGTACCATTGCCCATCAAACTGAATTCCTTTAAATTTTGCATTAAGTACGTTATCAACTGAGCAAGCCCTTTGTATCCTATCCATGCACTCCAGTAGTTATGCTGCTTTTGCTTTTTGTGAGTTTAAAACCTTGATCATATTGTGCAGATTAGTCAGGCTGAACCGGCTGGCTTTAACCAGTTTCTGTATGTCGGTTCCGGCTGGAGCATTAGCCACTGCCACCTGTGCAATCTGATCGTATTTAAATGATTCCAGGGCTTCTTTTCCACCAGGTGTAACCCTGCGGTACTGGCTACCGAAACGCCTGAAAATTTCGGTGTATCCAACTTTTACGCAACGGATGGACCGCTCTATTTTCGACTGTAATCCATCGGCACCGGTCATAAACCAGCCCACATTGCCTTCGGTAGCATTCCACAATGCTTTTATCTCAAGGAAGGCATCATACTTCAGGTCACCGGCTTCATCCAGGATAATTATGGACCGGTCATCGATGGAGTTCAGGTAGTAAATCAGGTCCTTGTACACATCCGCATACTTTCCGGTATGGTTGCTTCCAAACAGCCGGGCAATTTCACGAACAAACAGCTGGCGCGATTTCACCTGCGAGCAGTCGATGTAAATTGCGTTACGGTTTTCCCTGGCGTAATACTTACACACGTGCGATTTGCCGATATCCGATAGGTCGACCAGCAAAGTACTTATGCACTGCCGGTGACAGGTATCCAGCAGTGTATTCATATACTGGAAAGTTGCCGTTTGTACGGTTACCCATTGTGGCTGAGTTCCTACAGGTATATTAAGCTCACGGCCCAGGCTTATATACCTGGCATCCGAAAGAACGCCGTCTATATCGCCGTTCTTAATGCGCGACCATTGCGAGGGATTAATATTTACGCTCGTAGCAAAACGCTGAGCACTTAGTCCCGATGTTTTCTCAGCCGCTTTCAGCTGATCAATTACACGTTGTTTAAATTCGATTGAAATCATTTTTAAATAGGGATTAATGATTAATTAAAATAGTCGTCTATTGCTTTTTGTGAGTAGTCGGTACTGGCGGGTTTTACTTTAACTTCCCTGCGTGCTTCGGTCATTACTTCAGCTGCCGGTACCTGGTCAAAATTCTTGTTAGGCTTCATTACTTCCACCTGTGGCAATTCGGCTACACCATCCTTCACAAACTTGTCGAACTTGGCAATGTATTTAGCCTGCTCAACCATTGCTTTTTCATCCAGCTCGGTAAATTCAGCCTTAGCCTCGTTATAAGTCTCTATCCGGGCACAGGTGCAAATGAACTTGTCATTCTGGTATAGATATACTTCAGGAATGGATCCTTCCTCATCAGGCATATAATAAGCCTCAACTTCGCGGTTATTGGATGCAAGTTTGTCGAGAACTGCCGGGCTTGGTAAGCCATATTTGGCATATTGAACCTGAATATACTGGCTCCGGGTTATGGTGGTAACCTGTTTAAATCCGATGTAACGGTAAATGTATTGCTTGTTGAATTTTGGAAGTGCTGGGTTCAGGTTTTCGAGTAACACGTCCATGCGTGTCATGCCCGGATACTTTTTCTGGTTCTTATGCAAAGAGTAGTTATACTCAATAGTATCTAAAATGTCATCAGCTATAAGCCGGTCAACCGGTTTCATTTGCATTTTAAAATCATCGCCTACCCGCTCGAGCGAAACCCGGTTATATTTGCTCTTCAGCCACCAGCGTCCAATGCCGGGATGATTGTTCTTTTCAACCTGGTACTTCACAGCCCTGTTAAAATGCTCAGCACGTTTCTGTTGAGAGTTACCGGCTGCACAAATAGTCAGGTATGGAAACATTATAGCCAGATCATCAAAAAACTTGTTCACTAGGTGATGCTCAACTTCCACCTCAAGCGGGATCCCGAAACTGTGCCGGTCGATAAATACAAACATATCGCGTAGGCAGTCCAGGAACAGTGTTTCATCCTTTGTCATCGAGTAAGAGGATCCTACCCGGCAACCGCTTGCAACGTCGTAAGCATAGTAAGCCTTTACACGCTTTTCGCTATCCGAATCCTTCCACACAAGATCCCTGTCATCCAGTGAAATCTTACTGAAGCTGAGCTCTGGGCTGTGTCGGTGATGGTGAGGCCTGTGTAAATCGTTAAAGTCCTTTGCACCCATGCGCTTTTTGTCAATTATAACCTGGGTACCGGGTTTATTCAATCGCTGGTTTATGGCCTGATCGGTAAATGTTACAATATCTCCTTTTTCATTCAGATAATCCTGAGGAAGGTATTGCTCTCCGGTCTTCGCATTCACAACTTCTAGTCGGCCCTGCATAAACTTTATATACATTTCGTTAACAGTTGTATTGTAAGGCCGTGTTGGTAGGGTTGACAATATTTGTAACAGGTTAAAAATCTTAGCATTGATCTTGATGGCATTATTTTTCGATTCATTATTTTTAACAAAAGCCATATATTGGATATCCTTGTACAACTCAAATTTTTGCTGTAATCTCACTTGGTTACGTGGCAGGTTGTTCGGGAATTCCTCGTTCAGCTTTTCAGAGTACAGTGCACTTGCGGCATTTGTAAAAAAATCTTTTTTAAGCGGTCCTTTTCCAAGTTTTGCCCTGGCCTTTACGTGATCCCGATACATATCAACCAGCGCATTCATTATAGCGGCGTTATTGCTCCATAGCAGTATGTTATCTTTCCGCTCTGTCGATATTTCCGAACCGTCCGGAAACCGGAAGTCAATATAAAACTGCACCGCCTTATAATCTTTCTTCACCAGCGTGTATAGTGGCTTTTCTGAAGCTTCTTTCTCAGCCTTAGGGTTATCCTTACGCACCTTCATGCGCGTCTCCATCGGTATGCTTTCAAAATCAATAAGGGCCGGATTTGCTTTTCCACCACCTTTTCTAACTATTCTCAACTTAGCTTGAGATTGTCTGAGGTAAGTACCATACGGCACGTAATTTTCTTTAACAACTTTACCTTTGCCGGGCTTTTTACCGTCGTACTGGTGGTAGTACTCGTTGGCAGGTATACATAGCGTTCCGTTGTAAAATTCCATTGCTATTTTGTTTTTGTTGCTAATTGTTCCCGGAGGCTGATTCGATCCAGCTGCTCATGCTCGGCTCCGGGAATTTGCTACATTTGTGTTGCTAAACCTTAAAATGTAGTGTTATGAGTGTTATTGATTCATTTGAACTAAAGAGAAAGCTTGAAGGACTTCGCTGCCCTGAGCATAATGATCACCCTAAAGTGTCTGTAAGAGGTGATACTTTGAAAATAACTGCATGTTGCGAAAATTTTAAGAGAACTGTTTCGGGTAAGTATAAAGAGCTGCTTGCAGAGGCTGGCCGTAAACACCTGGTTGATGAAATCAACAAGATTCTGAAGAAGTAATTTCCGCGGTCATTATAAAAATGTTCAGCTCAGTTTCAGCTGGTAGCTTTGCCTGCCTTGCTTTTATATTGCTTACTATTTTTTCAAGCTCAGCAATACTTTTTACGATTCTCGTCTTACCCTGCTTAATTGTTAGTTCGTGTGCCATTTTTGTTAGTTTATTTAGATGTTTAATTTCAACCTCCAATTTATCCTCATTCTCTTTCAGTTGTTTATAGCCTAATTCAACTATATCTACCAGGTTATCAATGTTCACTAAAATGTTGTTTATAATTGGATCAATGTTTTCCATTGGCATGTCATTTATTGATTAGTACTTTCTTTGGGACTATTCTCATTGATCAGGCTTTCTTTCGCCTCAACTATTTTTAGCATCATTTCCATTGCCTCCTCATTATGCCGGTAAAATCTCATTTGGGCAGCTGCGTAGCTTATACCCAGCATTTTTGCCAGAGTGGCAAAGTCACTGTTTTGTCTTTTTTTTACTATTTGTGTTGATTCCATAAATTGTTACTTAACTTTGTGTTGTTTAATGACAACAAATATATATCAATATTGCTACATTTCTACAATTTATATAGAAAAAATGATAGATTTTTTTTCTCGCTTGGATAACTTTATGAAATACAAGGGATTAAACGATAATAAAATTACCGTTGAGACAGGTATTTCTAATGGTATTATCGGAAAAGCACGTAAAAGGGGATCATTATCACTCGAAAATATATCAAAAATACTATTAAAATATCCTGAATTAAATGCAAATTGGCTATTCAGAGGTAAAGGCGAAATGTTTTCAGATAATATGGTTTCAGAACCAGAAGTAAAATATAATACATCTTGTCCCAGGTGTATAGATAAGGATACTATAATTTCCTTATTAAAGGACAAGGTTGAAGAGCAAAAAGAAAAAATAACATCCCTGGAGAAAAAATCAGCGGATAAAAATTCTAACTATTCGCAAACTGCTTAAAAAAAGTATAGGCACATGCTTCCCGGTGCCAAAAAATCTATTGTTTTAATGGCATATATACCCTTTTCGCTCAATTTAGGGGTTACAATTGTATTAATACGCTGA